CTTGCTTTCCACCTTGTTGCGACTTTCTTACGTGATTAATGTTAATGAAAGTAATATTGTGCGACTTTACCAAGCCTTTCAGCCACCGTTGGAATACCGACTGCACTTCATTAGTTAATCCGTCCATCAAATCCTGTAACGGGTCAATACAAATCACCCTGCACTCACACGCAACAATCAGTTCCAAAATCAACTCTTTGATACTTTCCAACCCCCCATCACGGTCTTCAATAAGATGGAAGCGATCTGTTCCGTCAGGAAGTTTCAATAAAGTTTCCTCAGCAGCCAACACTTCAGCTCTATCTAAGTACAACAGCTTCTCTTCCACAGACTCAATCAAGTCAATCTTCTTACCTAAGTGTCGGGACAACAGCTTTGTTCCCATTTGCGCTCCGTCTGCCTCAAGGGAAAGGATTCCAATACGGTGAGGGCTGTTGAAGATCCAATAGTAGATCATCTCATCAATAAATGTGCTTTTGCCGGTGCCAGATGCCGACCCAAGATTCACGATGCGTCCTAGCGGGATTCCTCCAGCCATCTGCTTCTGTACCTTGTGCATGAATGGAGGTAAAGGAATCTTTGGGATTGCAGCCTCGTCACGAATCTTTTTACTAAGTGAGCCACTACCAACAATTCCGTCAGGTGAGTAAGCAGGTGCGTCGAAGAACGCCCGTAAGAATTGCTTCTCCTTTCCCTTCACCAAGTATTCGTTAGCATCCTTGAGTGACAATTGCATTACAAACATCTTGCCCTTCGGAATTACATCGACAAGCTTCTTGACAGCCTCCCTGCCAGCGTCATCGTTGTCATAGCATACCACACAACGCTGTGCCATGTTTAACCAGTTGTACTGTAGTTGAACCTGCTTAAAGCTCCCACTCTCGCCGATGGCGCTAGATACAACAGGAGTTGGCTCGTAATCGCCGCCCTTGCTCTTACGATAGTTCTCTAGCATCTGAAACGCCGACATCGCGTCCAACTCCCCTGCGCATAGAAGAATGTACTTAGCTTGATGGTCTTTCCACTTCCACTGCCCAAACAACTCACTCTGTTTGCCAATCTTTCCGACGCTATAGAAATCCTTAACAGGTGTCTTTCGCACTTTATACCCAGCAGCCTTGTATTCCTGAGTGTAGGGATAAAATACTTCAGTTACTGTGCCATCTTCCTCAGAATACTTAAACCGACAAGCGTAAGCTTTATATGTTTCATCTGATATATTGCGCTGTCCTTGACCGACGGTTCCAGTATAACCTTTAATATCTTCTAACTCTTCCTGTGTAATTAGCTCTTTTGTCATCACTTCCTTATCGTCGTATTCATATTTGTCGATCCCCAACTCAGCTTTACGTTCATCTGAAAGAATGCTTTTGTTACAGCTATAGCAAAATCCTCCCATGCCATCTCCGTACCATTGGGAAAGGGCATGGATTCTTACCTGTTACGAATTGCATCAACTCTCCTATTCAATATCCACCAAATCTCCATCAGCACTCCATACTAATTCTTCCATAATTTCTACTAGAGTAATACAAACGGTTTATCATACCCTGCTTCCACAAAATCCTCTCCTGCATCTATCCACTCGTCCCACAAGCAATGTCCGAGATTCTCTGCGTATGCCAAGCTAGGATCTACCACCTTCTCAGGACTCTGCCCATGATCACACATTCCGTAAACTTCTAAATCTTGAGGAAGGGCTGATAGTTTCTCTATTAGTTCTTTTACGTTCATTATGTACTAGCCACCCTCTTTGATACGAACTACAATATATTTAGGCATTGTTTTCTCCTTTAAATCCGAAAGCTTTAACACTCTCAGGGAACTTCTCATTTAGAATCCCTAACAACTTCCCTGCGAACTCCTGTGCCACTCCTTGAGCATGCCCATCAGAACGCTGCTTAGCTACTCGTAGAAAAGCCATCAATGAGCCTGACCATACCCAATGCGTCATACTATTAAGTGGTAACACCATACGAGCTTCTTCTGGAGCTACGCCAGCTTCAATTAACGAATAATAGTTCTCTACAGATCCTTCTGAACTGTTCTGAATAACTTCTAAAGCTGTACAATGGTTATCATACGACATTGAAATATGGCGGTCAATGTGGATTTCCTTGCTAGCACCTTGCTTGATGTTGCTAGGCTTCTTATGTACAACCTCTGGAAACCACAAAGCTACATCATCAGTGATATAGCGTCTACTCTCTTCATTGATTACCAGTCCAACAACATGCTTATGCAATTGCCGCGCTAGAAAGATCGGAACACCTACACGAATACTTAAGAAACAGTGCCCATAAGGTGTCCAATGTGTAGAAGCTTTAGCACGAGCTTCCCAGTCGTCTCGTTCACTACTTGGCAGTCCTGTTGCAAGATAGTTTAGTAGACCTACTTGCTTATCGTTAATCTCAAGAGACTCGTCGTCCCATTTATTAAAACTAACCTTAGCAACGTTTGACACGCGAATATCACTGCCCATCGAATCAATTAGTTCCACTTTGATTTGCTCTTGTTTAATATCTCGCATTTACTCACCTCCAATTATATTAACACTATGCCAAAGATACTTAAGAATTTCATACACCCTCTTTTAAATTTTTAACATAACACTCAATAATACTTTCAGCTTCTTCATCACTGTACCCTAAATCATCATACACGAGGAACCTCAGTTTAGCACTCTCCATACAGAAATTATTATATATAATAACACTAATCTCTGAATCCTTTGATACACCTAAGAGTTTCTGATGAGCTTGTGCAGTGTTAGCGTCTAGGACTTTTTGAAGTTGTGAATAAAAGTCGTTCGGAGTTGCTGTCTTTCGCTCTTTTAGAATCCTCGTAATAACTTTCTTGAGTGATTTTATTTCTTCTGGGTATGAGGAAGTTAATTGCTTCTCATAATAATCTAACATGTCTTCGTCACCATTATCTATTATTTCCTGATAAAACCCAACCAGACTGGGTGGAGGTCAATAACTTCTTAGATTCTTAAACCAATGTTTGACGCTCATACTTTCTCCTTTAGTTAACCTTGCGGCAAAACCTATGTTTTCCAATAACTCTACAGCTCATACGCCTTGACCAGATTGGTCGTATTTCCTTTCGAAAAAACCAGAGATAACGAATATCTAACGCTGTGTCAAGCTGTTCCACTTCCCTCAACTCTCGTAACATTTCTTCAGAAGCTTTCCACCGTGTATTACGAGATACCCAACTGTATTGTCCCTTCACTCTCAACACTTGACAAGGTGTCATACTTGTATCCTCTACACGAGCAAATATTGTGTCTAGCACAGCTCTCTTACCTCGTGAGGACTCCCCTGAAGCTTCTTTATGCAAGGCTACAGCTAGACAAGTTTGGTCAGATTGTGCGTAGGTGTTTAGCGACAGTGATATCAGAAATACTAATACAGCAACCCTCAATTCTTTCCATAGGCTTCAACAGCTTCTTTAAGCTTATTAAAAGCAATCTCCGTATTGTGCCGACCCCTAACCTTGACGAGATTCTGTGCAGCTTCCACTACGAGCTTTTTTCCCTCTAACCAGAATTGCATCAACGTAAGAACTCTACGAGCCTCTGTAAAATCCTTGATGTCCGTAATGCTAGTCATCATCAATAACCCCCCATTTCTAAGTCTTCAAAATAAGAAATAACAGCTTCTGCAAAGAACTTTACATCCTTGCTAGTTGTGTAACGTACCACCTCATGTGCTTCTTTGATTAAATTTTCTAATCTTTTGTTAGTCGTCATACTCATTTCCTTTGCTGGCATATAACACCCAAGCAATTACAATACCAAACATGCTGAATATTGTCAAGCCTAGGATCAATACTGCGTCATTTTCTGTCATTTCGTCTCCTGAGTAGATATACCAGCCATAATTAAAGTTTCGTAGCAGAAGTCCTTATGGAGCAAGTCTTCGTAGGCAGTGCTCCAGCCTTGTTCCCACTTAAGGTAGTTAGATGCGAGTGGATTATAAGGGTTATCCTCAGAGTTTCCGTTTATGCCTAAGTAAGACAGATAACCTCTGTCGAAGGCAGTTGAGGAGGCTTCAAGATGAACCTCTGCACTATCTATCAATACAAAGTTATCTATTATCATAAAGCACCGTCACTAATCGGCACCGAGGGAGCTGTCGGTGCGTAATAATCTGAGAGATCAGGCGTTGTTGCATCGCGCCACTCTTCAAAAGGGCCGTCAACGCCAATGCGTATTTGCAAAACAAAATGTTTTGACTAGTTGGTTAGGAAGTGCCATTTACTCACGGTAGGAAGCCTGCTGTAATTACTTTGAAGTTGTTTTTAATATCTGTTGGGAACTCTACAAGGAATTCTACTAAAGGATTCCCTTCTTGAGCATACACTAAGTCACTAAGCTCATCTATAAGCTCAGGTTTTGCGCCCGCATGGTTTATGTACACACCATCTAAGTGGGAAACGTCCCCGTCTACAACAAAGAACTCTAGATTAGCTTCTAACTCGTCCCAAATTACGATTGTCTTCACAGTTTTCTCCTGTTATTTAACTTGTCCCAAGTATTACATCAACTATTCCGCTTGTCAACAATTATTCTCACAAATAAGAAAACCACCCAAAGGTGGCCTCTTAATTAACGTCTAGTAACTCTACGAGTCACCTTCTTAGCTTCTTTTCTCTCAGCTTCCATACGCTCTTGCTCGATTCGTTGATGCTCTATGATAGCAGCTTCGTCCTCGTCGGACTCATCTTGTTCCTGTTTAGATTGCTTGTCAATGGCTTCTTGTAGAGCAGCTTTGAGTGGAGTTTCTAATGGCTCGTCAACAGTCTCAATAGCGCCATCCATCTCAGAGGCATACGCCAACATAGCCATAGCTGCGCGTATAATTTCATCTTTCGGAGTTTCTGGTGGAATACTCACAATCAAGTGCTCAGTTTTCACTTGGTGATATCCATGAGCAATCTCCCATTGGTTATGTGCAGGAGTGGGTCCGCGTTTGGCAAGCCATTCTTCATAGCGCATAGCCTCATGATCATCCATTGGAAATTCTGTCTCAACAACTGAAATTGGCTGTTCAGGCTCATCCTCCGTAGTACCTCTGCGCTCCATCTCTGCGCCTTGGTGAATTGCTTCTGGAGCAGGGGGAAGAGGCTCTGCATTAGCTACAGTTTTTGTAGGTAGCCGTTGTTTCCCACAATAAGCCAGCACACCGTCCATGCTACGTAAATTGTAAGGTGCCAAATGATCCACGAGGCTCGTAATAATCATCATCTCCACAGCTCCTGCAATCCACGTGGTGATAACGTCTGCACCAATGTGTGTAAACAGGATAGATGCTATATTTATGCGCCGCAAACAGGTCTTGTACTCCGTGGAAAATTGGTCCTCCGCATCCCATCCTGCCGCTACATACACCTCTTGTGCTGCCTTCTTACTCTCTCTGTCAACTCTCCCAGTTTCTGAGAATATAGCTAGGCAAATAGCTAATTCTGTCTGCAGGGCGTAGCGTGAGCTTACTAAAGAATTTTGCATAGCCGAGATGTATGTGCTACGGCTAATAGGGATTAAGGTTGTAGTATTAACATTTGCAATCATGATAATTCTCCGAGATTTCCCTTTCGGGAGTTAGTTAGCCGGTATTGGCTCCCTTTGAAACAGTGGCAAGAGCCGTTCTGTTAGATAGTAGTTTAATACATTGCTAGCTGAAGTCAAGGGGAATATTCATTGATTGAAACTATTTAAAACTCATCATTGATAGTGGTTCAATTGGTGTCCAGTTCATCATAACTAATCCATTCCGATACCAGAATTATAGGAATAGGTGATGGCGCAGCAGCAAGCATTACTCTCCACTCATCGCCTATATCTATCCGCTCGGGTAGTTTAAACGCGGCACGTTGCATCTCGCGGGTCGGCTCCTTGGGAACTAACTGCCAGTCATCCGGTATGGTCCCGCAATTGATTACGGAAGCATCGCTCCACGTAACCTTGCCCATATCAATAGTCGCCCGCTTTCCTGCTACATCGATCATGACTACACCAACAGGGGTCATACCCTTCTCGCGCAAGAAAAATACTTTTCCCATAGTAGTGCTATCCAGTTCATCATAAATGTTTGGCACTACTATCGGCAATACCGAGGGCAGAGCGGCGCGAGTATTCCAGGCATCTATTGCCGATTGCCTAAATTCATTCCAATACTCATCATTGTTGGACTGGTCATTGTCATCATTACCCGGCTCTGGGGCGCGCCTTCCCAACACACAGGCCTCGCATTTGCACCGAACCACCCAGATAGTCCGGCCATCTTCTAGTTCGGGATTTTCTCCGCAAAATGGGCACGGCTTCAATGTGTCG